ATGAGTGGTCATCTGACCATGACAAACAATGGCGAGAGTATGCCTTGGAGTTAATCAGTGAAATTGAAGGGAAGTTACTAAAATGAAATCATTGCTACTGACTGGAATTGCGTTGTATACTTGTGTCTGTGCAGTTGTGTACATTGTTGTTTATCTTTAATAGAGAGGTGATATGAAATACCTAAGTGTATGTAGTGGAGTAGAGGCGGCATCGGTTGCTTGGCACTCGTTAGGGTGGCAACCTGTTGCATTTTCTGAAATCGAGCCATTCCCATCAGCAGTATTGGCTCATCATTATAAAGAAGTCCCTAATCTTGGGGATATGACTAAATTTAAAGATTGGAAACTAAATGAATCAATTGACATTCTCGTTGGAGGAACTCCCTGCCAATCATTCTCAGTTGCAGGCTTGCGAAAAGGACTTGAAGACCCAAGAGGAAACCTTGCCCTTACCTATGTTGGAATTCTTGACAAGTTTAGACCCAAGTGGTTCATTTGGGAAAACGTGCCGGGTGTCCTCAGTTCAGGCGGTGGACGGGATTTTGGAGCCTTCCTTGGGGCGGTGGGCGAACTCGGCTATGGGTGGGCCTACAGGGTGCTTGATGCTCAAAACTTCGGAGTCCCACAAAGGCGCAGAAGAGTGTTTGTTGTCGGATGTCTTGGAAACTGGGAGTCTGCCGCAAAAGTATTATTTGAGTCCGAAAGCCTGTCAGGGGATTCTAAACCGAGCAGAAAAAAGAGGAAAGGTGTTGCCGGATTTGTTGAGAGTAGCTTTGGTCAATATCGTGAAGACGCCATTGCAGGAACAATCAAGGCAAGCGGAGGAGTTGCTGCAGGAGGTTCAGAAACCTTTGTAACGGTATATGAAAACCACCCATCGGATAGTCGGGTTAAAGATATGGGTGACACCTGTCAAACTGTAACTTCAACATGGGGTAGCGGTGGAGGTAATATACCATTTGTACAATCTTTTGGAATTCCGGGAAACTGGATTGGTAGAAAACCTGAGAACGGTGGAAATGCTACAACTCCGATGAATGATGTTGCGCCTTGTTTAACAAAAACAGATAGACACGGTGTTGCGTTCGGTTGGCAAAACAGTGCGCATCAGGGTATGTCAGTTGATACGATTTCACCGACACTGGATAAGAGCAAAACCCCTGCCGTTGCGGTTGCTTATGATATGAAACAACATCACAATCCACACCATACGACAAACATTCAACTTACTACGGGAAACTGCTCAACGGTCAGAGGCGATACACCACTAATACAAAATCTAATGGCAGTGCCTTATGACTTGCATCAGGTAACGAGTCCGTACAATTCTCAAAACCGGGAAAACGGTGACCCATGTCATACTTTGGCAAGGGATAGTGCGGCCCACGCAAGTGTCGTCACTGCAAGCACTTCTGTGCGTCGATTGACTCCAGTGGAGTGTGAACGGTTGCAAGGCTTTCCTGACAATTACACTCAGATTCCGTGGAATAAAAAAGTTTCTATTGACTGTCCAGACGGATTGCGTTACAAAGCAATGGGTAACTCAATGGCAGTACCTGTAATGAATTGGATTGGTACTAGAATAAACAATTTAACTGATTAAGAGGATACAAAATGAACCAAAGCAGGCTTTTTATGATTCAAGACATAGTGGTGATGGGGTCATGGCATCCTGACCGCTTAGAGGTGTTTGAAACCATGACTGATGAGGGTATCTACACCTTGTGGAAAGACCTCATAAACTTAACAATGACCGAAAGGGTTGACCATGCTGAACTTTACTAAAGGCTTTATTGTGATTGGACTATTGGCAATGCTAGAAACTACCTATGCAGGGTGCAAGCCTGTAACCATCATTGCACCTGACGGTAAAATGACAGTGTGTAGCGTGTGTAGTGAGGGTAAGGTGATTATATGTACTTAAACACTGTCTTATGGGTGCTTACCGGGTTCGTGGTTTACACACAAGCCCTGTTGTGGTTGTTTGACTACTTAGAAAGGATTTAAAATGAGATGCCAATGCTGCAACACCGCACTAAACGATTTTGAATCAACCATGCGCCACGCTATCACTAAGCAATTCCTTGAGATGTGTGGGACTTGTTTGCGGACTGTTGATGCTTACATCCCGGTACAGGTCCGCAACGACCTGTTGAGTGACTCAGACACTGGGAATCTTGAATCATTGATGGACAATATCGATGACTATGTCAATGACGATTGTGATGAAAACATGGATGAATACTGGAATGAACGCTAATATAGACTATATAGAATCAGGGTCATAAGGTTTTATAGTTTTTAATCACATAGAGAAACAATCTAAAGATAGAGTGATGTCGTAAAGCATTATACGAATTTTTGTAAATTGTGTCAAGTCTTTTATTTTTGTGTCTATGTATTGACTTTTACTATGTCTATACTTAGTCTTAACTTAACGGAGGTTTTATGAACAAACATGATGAAGCGCACTACCATTTTGTCTTATCGGACATGGCAGATTTGGTCGATGAATACGGATATGCCAATGTTATCAATGACCTAGACGAAATGATTGCTGCCAAAGCAAACGCAATGCTGTACGAGGTGACTAATGTCTAATCTTCGCTACGAAGTGAGGGACGAGTGGGGCGGGTTAGTAAGGCGGTTTTATACCCGTGATGAAGCAGAATTGTATATACAAATGGATAAATCACTATGGATAAAGACATTACCGAAGCCAGCGAAGATAGATGCCTTCGCAAACGCTTTAAAGCGCCTTGGGAACTGTTTGTTTTAGTCGTGCTAGGGGTAGCCCTTATCTCGGCTTACGGGGGCTACAAAGCCGCTAAATGGGAACTAGAGCATACCGTCTGCGGTAGTTATCAAAAGGGTCATTCGTACTGGCATGGTTGGCTTAGTGTTAAAGATGGTGTTTCACGGTGTTTTTATGTAGAATCAGAATACCCTTGGCGGGTTCGTCATGGGGTTGTGTTAGTAAATGGAGAATGATATGAGAACAGAACCTAAAGAAGTGGATATGACATTTACAGTTACGGTGACATACAAAGTCACTACTTATGGCGATAGTCGCTTTGACTGCTATGTGATGGCTGAGAATATGAGCATTGAAGATATACACAAAGAAGGTGAAGTGCAAGATATTGAAATAGGTGATGGGGAACAGTTTTAATGAATCAATCTAAATTCGTTAAGCACTTACCGTGTGAGAATTGCGGCAGTTCAAATGCCAATGCGCTCTATGACGATGGACACACCCATTGCTTTAAGTGTGAAACCTACACCAGTGCTACTGGCGAAACAACAACAATGAAGGCAGTTAAACCAATGACTAAGGACATTCAATTTTATGACTCTGCTACTAATTCTAGTATCTCTGACCGTGGTATTACTTCGACTACTTGCCTGACCTACGGGGTTAAACAATCGACTGGTAAGCACTATTACCCATTCTATGATGCTGATGGCACACTAGCGGCAGTTAAGACTCGTGATGTGGCTAACAAGCAGTTCAGTATTGCGGGTGACTTTAACAACGCTACGCTGTTCGGACAACAACTTTTTGCCAAGGCTGGTCGCTACTTGACTATCTGCGAAGGCGAACTAGACGCTATGGCAGCGTATCAAATGCAGGGTAGTAAGTATCCGTGCGTTAGTGTTCGCAATGGTGCTAGTGCCGCTTTGAAGGACTGTAAGGCACAGTATGAATGGATTGACTCGTTTGAGAATATTGTGCTGTCATTCGATGCCGATGAAGCAGGACAGAAAGCATCACAGGCTGTCGCTGAACTCTTTGGCGGCAAAGTGAAGGTAATGAAGCATAAGAAAGGATACAAAGATGCGTGTGACTATCTTAAGGATAATTCTGGTAAGGAATTTATTGATGCTTGGTGGGGTGCTGAGTCTTATATACCTGATGGAATTATTCAAGGTAACACCCTCTGGGATATGGTATCAGCGCCTATTGAAAAGGCTGATTGCGACTATCCGTACGAGGAACTTAATAAACTTACATACGGTATCCGCAAAGGTGAGCTTGTCATGGTCACTGCGGGAAGTGGACTGGGTAAGTCTCAATTTTTACGGGAAATCGTATGGCATATCCTTAACAAAACCAATGACAACATCGGACTTATGTTTCTTGAAGAAGGAGTGCGTAAGACAGCTCGTTCTCTCATGTCGCTTGCTGTA